TCTTGTTCTGCTCTCCATTTAGCGGAGCTAGAGTTATCAATGCTTTCATCGAGAATATCATAATCTTCAGGCTTAACAGGCGGTGCATTCATGTCCTTTTGTTTTTCCTGTACAGAATCTGTAAGGTTTTTTACAACATCAGGATTGTTAGCAAGAAAATCATCTAACTGAGCTAGCTTATCAAACTTTTCTTTTTGATTACTCCATTCATTTCTTTCCTTATCTGTTTTGGATTGGAGTTGTTTGTAAGCTTCTGCTAGCTTTTGTTTTCCTTCCTCATCATTCTTGAATTTGTTCTCGATTAACCATTGCTCAATCTCTGATTCATTTTGCTCTGGTTCTACTTTATCAACTTTCTCATCAGATTGAGTCTCTTGAGTTTCCGTTGGCTGTTCAACAGCTTCTTGTGTTTCCACTTGCTGTTCTTGTTCAGCTTCAGGTGAAGAGCCTGTGTTAAACTCATCGAGTTCAGCAAGAAGGTTATCTTCGCTCATTGTCTCATTCTGGTTTTTTTGGTCTTCATTTGTCATTACGATGCTCCTTTAAAGTTATCCGCTATGCTTGCGGAGCTTTGGATTCCGAGTTAATCGCTTGTTTTACGACAGACAATTCTTCACCGACCATGCGAGTTTTGTCTCTTTGTCGTGCTTGTTCCAATTTTGCATTAGACTTAATGTTGCTTACCGCCTCAGAAACTGGTTTGGTAGCCTCACTTATTTCAGCCCTCATGTTGGCATGGAACACTTCCCTTTCTCGAGTCTGCAAATCTCCTTGCATTCTCTTTAATTCTTCCTGCGCTTGTTGTAATTGCGCTTGTAAATTTGATATTTCTCCCATTCTTTGCATCAGTGATGCTTTATCTATATCCCCTTTCATATTCATAATAACTTGCGTTTTATCATAAATACCTGCATTAAGAAGACTTAAGTCTTTTTGCAATTCCGCCATTGGAGATTTAGAGCGAGTAGAACCTACTACAACCCGAACATCGAATTGCGATGTTTCCATATCGTATAATTTTTTTACAGCTCCTGTTTTATCATCAATAACTGGAATATTTAATGTTAATTCGCTTTCGTCCCCAACTGGACTGACAATTCGCAATGTCCGTTGTTGGTCATATACGCTTGGCATCCATTGGGTTACAATTTTTGCTGTTTTTGTTAGCATATCATAAATAGGTAAAATTTTCCAATTTTGTTTTCTAGAAGAAGATTCATCCATTATTTGCGCTTCTCCAACAGTTCCAGGTGCGCCTTGGGAGTTGCCTTGGAGGAATTTATATGCACCAAATACAGTTTCTATATCTACTTCATATCTTGATTTTTCTGTATATAATTGAGAAGAAACTGCTGGAGGCGCAAATTCTTTTATTTTACCTGTTGCTAATGCACCAGGATTTGCTCTAATTATTGCATTTGGAATATGCCATTTTTGTATTTCACTAGCATCAATTGCACCATCTTCATAAAGAAGTTTAAAATTTGTTGTAGCGTTGGTATGTGAAATAATTAATGCTTCAGTTCTATTCAGCATTCTTTGTGGCGTTTTGGCATGGCGAACATCACCACTTGGATATGGATTCCCAGCGTGTTCATTACACGCTACTGCAATAGGATATTCTGATATAGGAAGTATTTCATCATATAATACCGTATCTCCAACAACAAATACTTCTCTAATTTTTGTTTGATACGCTAATTGCTCTGTAATAATACCTTCTTCTAAGAATTGTTCATACTTGTCGTCTTTTATTAATTCTTGATATTCTTCTTTGTTATATAATTGATTTTTTCCAGTATTTGTATCAAGAATAAGAGCATGAGGAATGTTTACTTTCTTAAAATAACAATATTTCCTCACTCTAGACTGATGGTCTAAATCCATATCTCCTCTAGTTTCAATATGGTCTCTAGAATATTTGCCCGATTCTTTTTCGTTTCTCTGATGGTTTTCTTCCGCATCATCAATTTGTTTAGCGTATTTAGGAAACAACACCTTTAAATGTTCCTTGGTATGTAAGTCGGAGTAGATAATTGAACTAGCATCGCTAAAATCGGGCATAGAACTGTTTGGGTCTACAAAAATAGATTCTGGTGGCATACGTTTTACTTGAATAGTTCCGAGTCCACCATCGCCTTGCCAGTTAGGATATACATACATATACGCTAACCCCTTAACAATAAAATCTTTACATGCTTGACGAAATGCAACATCTGCGTCAGATTCGTACCATATTTTATCAAGTAATTGGTCAAAGACGAATGCTGCATCATTGTCGGTTTTGCCCACAGCGTGAACATCCCATTCAGGAGCAGATGCAGCGATATTCGCCAAAACCTGCTCAACAGCGGGACGTATTTTATTGTTAGCTTCGGGGGGTTGCCCCACACTGAGCAAGTAATTCTTTTGATTTTTTGTTAGCTGAGAACCTAGATAAAATTCATGGTCCTCTGCCATCTGATAACGGTACTCTTCAGAAGAACTTTCAAAAAGCAGATACTCTGCTCTAACTTCTTCCGCTGAAATCTTTTTTGTTTCAAGCTGACGTAAGTTTAACATATGTTGTAGTTAAATGTTACAAAAATGTTACAGTAAATTCAAAATTTTTTGTTTAATAAAAGTAAAGTTGCTATTGGAACCAAAATTAAATCGGAAGTATTGTTATCTCCGCCCTTAATTAACGGCGCTAATTCATTTGCGTATAAATACTTAATAGCTTTTCGTAGTCTGTCGACGCGAAACATTAACATAAACTTCACATCTTTATCTACGGTAAAAACCTGAATCCACCATTTAGCATCTGTAATTGAAAGACCAGAGGGTTTTCCCCTAGAACGAATTTCAATTGCGATATTTCCTGTGTCAGCCCAAATATCCCGCTCGGTTTTTACCTCAATACTTCCCTCACCTTCAAAAAGCTCTCGTATTTTTTCTTCGTATATTTGACCGAAGTTTAAATCAATATCGAAATTTCCCATTAAGCTTCAACAAAATCTGCTGCGCTAAACATTTGACCAGTCTCCCAATCAACTTCTGTAATTGGTGGCGGTGGTAACCATTCCCCTTTTTCGTTTTGCTCTACGTCAGGCGCCCAAATATCGTCTATTGCCCAACGAAGTGCATCTAGGGTATCTTTTTTAAATGTACCATGTTCTTTAAAATTTAAAAGTTCAGTTTCTAACTCTTCATGAGATTCTTTTAAAAACACAGAATGCGATGCAAAATGCGGTTGCATTTGTTTTATGCGGTAATATTTTGCCTTAATTGCTTTTCTAGTGTTTATATTATAGAATCTTCCTGTCTCTTTAGAGTGTCTGCGTACATAATCAGCTAGCATTACATGTCCAGTCTCTTCAATCTTAATGTCTCTCGGATGATATATATCTGCTAGCTCAAATAATTTATCAGCTCCATCCATCGGTGCAACTTGCCCTCGAAAATAATCAAGAACATAAATATTATATTCTTTATCTACCGCTATTACCATAATAACCGTATAATCTGCTTTCACATTTTCACTTGACGCTGGGTCAACTCCTAAAAACACATTTACAGGTAATTTTACTCTCCTGCCCTCGTCTGTACGCATAACAAAACTCTGTTGTTCCTCATACATGTATCTTCCTTCCCAATATCGCATGTCTTTTTGTTTAAATATGCGAAAACTGTCATCAACAGGTATGTTTTGATACTCTTGATAGAAATATGCAATATCTCCTTCGGATTTTAAACGTTCTTTTTCCGCCATTAACCACGAATAAGGTCTTCTGTCTTCCCATAAAACCTTTACATTTCCTTTTTTATCTGTAAACTCATTACCAGAGGTTCCAAATTTGCCTTTTGGCAAATCTTGAGGTACGGCTTGAAAAAATAAAGACCTCCAACCCTTGACTTTATAATTTCCCTCTTTATCGTACGCTAATGGTCCCGCAATTCTGTTTAAATATGCGTCTGTATCTACAATTGTGCCGATAAATACAAGTTTTGCGTCTCCAGAACCAGGAATAACCGCTGCATTTAACCATCTTCTAAATTTATCTCTTGCTGTAGGGGTAGTGCTGTTTGATTCACCTTCCCCATCGTCAATTATTGTTAAAGTTGGACGATATGCTCCATATTTTAGTCCACGAACTTTCTGTCCCGTACCGCGAATTAAGCATTTACACATAACATTAGGTTTTCCATACTCATCAAATCCGCCAATTACTTCTTTTTCTTCTTTTCCCCATACAGAACCCTTTCTATCGCCAAAAAAATATTTAATTTTAGGATTAAACTCAATTTCGTTGCCAATCGCCTCTAAATTGTACTTAGATTGCATTTCAGATTCGGAAATAAGCAATAAAAAACGCTCTTCACCAAATAATATGCGATGAAGTGGGTATATCAGGTTGATAAATGTTGATTTTGCGTGGTCTCTTGGTGCCACTACGGCTAGTTTGTTGCCAGACTCCATACCTATTAAGGTTTTTGCTATTTTACGATGAAATTCGGGCGATTTAGAGCGACAATGGTAGTGCATAGAATTATCAGGGTCACCAAAAAGGACTTCAGCAAATGTAAAAATGTCTAAATACATAGCTTCTAGCATTTTTTGCTTTTTATCAGCCTTCACCAAAATCCCCTATGTATTTTTTTATATTTTCTAATTCATCTTTGTACGATTCTACTTCATCTAATAATTCTAGTATAAACTTAGCTACTATTCCATCTACAAAATATGGAACATCATCAATATGAACTAAACCAGGTTGCGAAGCATCTATTTGATTACTTTTTGATTTTGGATGATGTATGTAGTTTTTCGTTTCTATTGGTTTGCGCGCCATATGTGGTTTCCGCAATAGTTTTCCTTACAGATGATAATTTTTTTATATCGCCATCAGATAATGCGAATACACCTTCAATCTGTTCTTCTTTTTTCTCTTTTGTTAAGTGACCAAGCATATCACTTACTCTATTAAGAGCATTTAGTTTTGTTGCAGCAGGAATTTCCGCATTTTCTATCATATCTCTATATTTGCTTGCAACATAATCATCATCTAACCCCATTGCACTTAATTTATCTCTCATATTCATGGCTATATACTCTCTTATATGCTTTCTTTTGAGGATTCCCATTCCGCGCCGTAGCGCTTGCTCTGGGTTATTGTCTTTATAGATAGTTTGGTAGGCAAGAATAATAGACTCAGCGTCCCACATACCCAATTTATCTGCTTTGCCGTGTAAAAATAAGGCATCTACAAATGTTCTTTGTTTTGCGGTTGGGCGTACATTTTTAACTAAATCTTTACCAAAATAGTAATTATCGCGGTAGTAATCAGGTTGTTTTTGAGCGTAAACATGTTTTTTATGAACGCCACACTCACCATATCCAGTACGAATAAATATATATTGTTTTTTAGCATTAGAAGGTTTTTCCGTACGCCTGCCTGTAACTTGTATAATTTTTTTATCCTGAGTCTGTATCCATTCTCCAACTCTAGATTTGCGCCAGTCTTCAACAATTTTAATTCCTAACTTTTTAGCTTCCTGAGGTGTGTAAACGTCAAAATGCTTTCCCCTACATTTAACTCTCATTAACAATTTTATATTTTGTTAAAAATTGGTCTAAGGCTTCTAAATTAGGCATAGATTCCCTGTATTTAGTTGGGGCAGTAATATCAAGCCCAGCTCTCATTGTGCCAAGTCTTGCTTTTTTTAATTTCTTTAAGTAATCCTCTACATCATAAGTAGGTTCTTTACCAACTGGTAAATATTCCATTCTGTTTTTAAATGGAGCCATAGATGGATTCTTGACGTAATCTAAATTACTACCCTGGCGAGTAAGCAATCTAAAAGCGTCTGCTGGGTTATACTTCATACCAGCTCTTTCCATATTAGACTTTAACATATTTACAGAATCTCTTATTGCTTGTTGCTCTTCTTCTCTTTCATGCCAATGAGAATCGCCAAGTTCAAGTAAAGCTCCTTGCTGCATTCTTTTTGCATGCCCTTTTTCATGAGCCATTGTTACATCGTACATCATTTTTTTAATTGGGTCAGTAGGAGCTTTTGGCATCATAACGTTTCCCTGGTTTGCAAAACCGCGAACATTTGTGGGCATATAATCACTTGGGTTTTCTACAACAACTTCATCTCCATATTCACTTTGATTTCTATAAAGCATTCCTAATTTTTCTAACGCAGATGTTTTTGATTGCAAACTTCTATCTAGAGCCTGCCTCGCTGTATCTTCACTAACCCCCCTGCTGGTTGCATACTCTAATCTATTTGCATAGTTTTTTTCTAAATCTTGAAGCTCTTTTAGTTTTAATGCAAAGTTTTTACCTTTTTTTTCTCTTTCTTTTTTTTTAAAAGACTGCACTGCTTGTTGACCTTCTGGAGACGATTGAAGGTTTCTTACCATATTTTGCATTACTGAGAAATAATCTTCAGCAGAAGAATCATTATTTGGCAAATAACTATTTAATATATTGTCTTTAGGGGGCATTATTAGCCTGCATTTTTTCTTTTTTTCCTGTAGTATTCCCTTTGTTCTTTTTCCTGTTTAGACCTCCAAGAAAAGCCAAGAGATTTTTTTGGTCTTATTTTTGAATTAATTTCTGTACCACCAACTTTTTTTAAATCACGCTCTCTATAAATTTTCCTGTCTTCCATTCTTAACTCGTATGGTGTTTTAATTTTTTTATTTTTTTTTAATCTTGATTTACCCATTAAAACTTGCTCCTTTATTTTTTTATGATTTTTTATTTTTATTCGCAAAACTTCGTGCAGCCTCGACAGAACCAAAACCCCATTTTTTTAAAGCCAAAGCTTTTCTAGTAGGTCTTCCTTTTGAATCTTTCATAGGTCCTTTCATTCCAGCAAA